TAGATACAACAAAAGGCCAACAAATATGCGCAGGTATCAATAACCTATTTACAGAAGTTGTTTGGTGGTATCCAACAGCTGGTTCTGAATTTAATAATAGATATGTAGTTTATAACTACGGTCAAAATAATGCACAGTTACCTATGGGTAATTGGTATACAGGAACAAATACTAATTCAATTAGAACAACTTGGATTGATTCATTAGTATATCCAAAACCTTATGCTACAGCATATAATAGTTCAAGTAATGGTAGTTTTCCTGAAGTTATAGGTCAAGATGGTTTAGGTCAAAGTGTATTGTTTGAACACGAGTCGGGGACCGATCAAATTAATCCAGATGGAAGCACTACTACTTTAACTTCTTTCATTGAGTCTTTTAGCTTTTCTTTACAAAAAGATCAAAGTGAAGTATTTCTAGCTATGAGAAGATTTTTACCAAACTTTAAAGTATTACTAGGTAATAACCAAGTAACTATATCAGTAAAAGATTTTCCTGCAGATGATTCTTCTGCAAGTGCATTAAGTCCTTTTACTATTACATCAACTACAACAAAAGTTGACACTAGGGCTAGAGGACGTTATGCAAGTATTAAAATAGAAAATACAGGAGCCGGCGAATCGTGGAGATTTGGAACATTTCAAGTTGATTTACAACCTGATGGAAGGAGAGGATAATGACAAAAGTAGTAGTAAGATTACCAGAACCTAAAAAAGAATACAGTGAAGATAACCAAAGACAAATTAACAAAGCACTAACTAATATTATTGAACAATTAAACTCAACATATCTAACACAACAAAAAGAAGATCAGGAAAGATTTACCTGGTTAGGATTAGGATAATGGCAAATATATATAAGAACGAAAAAACAAGTTTAACAAATACAGATCTTACAACACTTTATACAGTGCCATCAAATTCAAGAGCTATTGTTAAATCTTTATTAGTGGCTGAAGATGCAGCTGGTGCAGCAGTTGTTAAAGTTACTTTAGTTGATGCAGCGTCAGCTATTTTTGTTGTAGATAATAATGTTAGTTTAAGTGCTAATGAAAAAGAACAAGTATTGACTGAACCTTTAATTATGACAGAAAGTGAAATATTAAAAGTTCAAGCAACTAGCGGTGCGGTAGATGTAATTGCATCAATATTAGAAATAAATAGGGAGGATAGATAATGTCATTTGTAGAACAAGAAGAATCGTTTGAGAAACAAATTATTGATGGCGTTGAAGTAACAGTATACAAACCTAGAGTCGAAATTACTGTAAAACATATGACAACAGGTCAAGAATATGGATCAGACGAAGAGGCAAGACAAGATATAGATGACCCTAATACAGACACTAAAGAAGAAGATATATCTAGAAGTGTTCATATTAAGGTACAAAGCATACCGTTAGGTGGCAAAACTAATATATTTTAAGGACGTTGACGAATGGTTAAAAACCTAGTAAATTGTGTGATACTCGCCTATTTACAAGTGTTGCGTGCTTGCTTTAACATTAACAATATAAAGAAAAACTATGGGATTCTTATCAAAATTTAAAAGAAAATTTATACCTAGAGAATTATCAAAACCAGTTGATGAACTATTAGATTTTGGTTCAAGTGTTGTTGAAAAAGGTATAACTAAACCTTTTGCCTCGATAAGTGATAAACTTATACCAAACGAATTAAGATTTTTAGCACCATACGCAGCTGGTATTGGTACACTAATGTTACCACCAGGAATGAATGTGATGACTAGAGCTTTACTAGCTTCAATGATGAATGCCGGTGGACAGATTGCAGCTGATGAAAGTGCAACAGGAGAATTATCAGATTTAAATAAACTATCAATGGCAATAGCCGGTGGTCTTGGAGCGTTGGGTTCTCAAGATGTTACTAAAGGTGGAGCTTCAGGTGAAGGTATTAGAGGTGGGATTGATACTGGAACAACAGCAAGAGAAGCAGCAATTATGAAAGGATCTGGTGTTGATCCTAATTCTGGTGTAGGATTTTTACAAGGTGCAGAAAATGTAGGTAGAGAAGGAATAGGAACTTTATCTGATTATGTACAAGGAACTAGATCAAGTTTAGCAGATATAGGAAAAGATCCAGGATCATTGTTTAAAGTTAAAAAAGGTGGTAATTTATTAAAAGGAGAAAGTCCAATATCTTTCCCAGGTGCAACAAAAGCAGCAGGTGCACTAGCACCAACTTTATCTTTAGGTACAGCTGATGTTGCATACGAAGCGGCGATAGATGCACAAAAATTATTTGACGAAACTGAAGCAGCAGAATTAGCAGAAGCAGGAGCTAGTTTAGAAGAAATTCAAAATGCTAGAAGAGTTGCAATTAGAGAAGCGATGGAGTCAGCACAATTTACAGACCAAGAAATATTAGATACTCTTGCAGAAATAGGATTAAAAGATGGAGGGATAGCTAGTTTAAGAAATGGTGGAATTATTGGATTTAAAAATGGAGGTATGTT